CTAAAATAATTGTAAACATACCAGAACCTAAACCTGAATACGATGCGTCTAACCAAAGACAAATTATGGATGCTTTGACCACACTAAAAAATCAACTTAATTTTTCTTTTCAGACAGATTTTAAAAACGAACAAGATACTTTTAACTGGTTTATTTCATGACAATACAATACAAAAATCAAGGTTTTACTTTAGCCAACACCGATGAAACCTCAGTGTTAACTGCACCTAGTGATGCAAGATTATTAATTAAGCAAATACAAGCAGTCAACATACATAGTAGTGCTGTTACATTAACAACTAAATTAACAGACACTTCAGCATCTGCTACACACACGATTGGTAACCAAGATATAGCTACGGTGAGCACGACAGACATTATTACGAATACGCTTGTATTAGAAGAGGGTGATATACTTAAAATGACCGCAGAGACAGCAGCAAAAATATCAGGTGTCATTTCATACGCTCAAATTGACCGATCCCAAGAAAATGGTTAAAATGTCGCCATGACTATTACTATTGATTGCGAAGCAAAGACAAAAATCACTAATAAAAAATCAGGCTTAGAATATGCTTCTGAAGAAGAGGCTCAAGCAGATGTAGCAGATGCTGGTACTTCTACCAAAGAAGAAGACATTAGACGTGATGTAACTATCATTGTTCCTAAACTTGATCTCTTTGGGGAGACGAATGAGTGAGCCAAAAGGTGGCACAGAGTTACAATATGATATTTTAAATGCACGAGTAGATCAGTATTTGCTGAGTCATTTTCAAATCTGCACATCTATACCCGGTAAAGTACCTATTGATGAAAACAAGATAAACATCTTGTGGCAAAAAAATAGTTACGACCAACCTAATATCAAACCCTTTTTTACAGATAAAAGTAATCATCGTTTATACGATTGGTATGTATTCAACTCACATTGGAACTATGAAAAGTTTCGTATGATGTATGATATACCAACCGAAAAATGTCATGTTATTAAAAATGGCGTCACTAGTTTTCCAAAAAGAAAACCGTATAAACAAGGAGATACGCTTAGGTTAGTCTTTCAACCAACACCTTGGCGTGGTTTAAATGTATTATTATTAGCCATGCAGTATTTGCAAAATGAAAATATAATATTAGATGTCTACAGTAGTTGTGAGGTATATGGTGAAGAATTTGCGCATAATAATGACTCGGATTGGAAGGCTTTATATGATCAAGCAAGAGCGTTACCTAATGTTAATTATATTGGTTATCAGCCTAATAGTTTTATTTTAAATAAAATGGAAGATTACCACATGTTTGCTTATCCTAGTATTTGGGAAGAGACCTCGTGTATCTCGGCTCTTGAAGCTATGGCTGCTGGATTATACTGTGTAACCACCAATTACGGCGCTTTGTATGAGACCTGTGCTGAATTTCCAATTTATGTGAACTACACGAATAACTATAAAAGATTAGCGGAAAACTTTGCTTATGCAATAAAAGGGGGTATGGATCACTTACACGATAAACAAATACACGAACATCTTTTACTACAACAAGATTACACAAAACGATTTTATAATTGGACAAAAAAATCTATTGAGTGGACTAGATTTTTAGAAGGAGCCTTAAATGCTAGATCCAAGTAAACCTTTATGGTTAAACAAAAAGAGAGAACTAGGTATCTATGTAGCTACACCGGTGCACTCAGATGTATCAATTCATTATACACAAAGCTTACTAGAGTTTCAAAAAGCCTGTATGGAAAAAGGTGTAAAAGTCATGTTTGAAATGATAAAATCATCGTTAGTAACACAAGGCAGAAACTTATGTACTGCTTCTTTTTTGAACAGTGAAATGTCACACATGCTCTTTATAGATTCAGATATAGCGTTTTCCTCGGACAGCATATGGAGTATGCTTGAGGCCGACAAGGACGTCATTTCTGTGCCTTACCCTTTAAAAGATATTAAGTTCGACAGACTCATTCAGAAGATACTGCACGGCGAAGTAACCACGGCTCACGAAGCACATGTTAATTGCAATACTTATCCTTTAAGGCTAGAGGATAGTGAGGCAATAGAGGTAGAGGGTGAAGGTGTTATTGAAGTAACTCATGCACCCACTGGATGTATGCTTATCAAACGAGAAGTGTTTGATACTTTAATTGAATCTTATCCAGATATGGAGATACACCAAGAGAGCCTGATTGACGGCAAATTACAGAAAAAACCTTATCTGTATAACTTCTTCGACACCTATTATGATAAAGAAAACAAACGTTTTCTTGGTGAAGACTTTGCTTTTTGTAAGCTGTGGCGTGATATAGGTGGTAAATGCTATTGCTATATAATGGACTATATAACGCACGTTGGTGAGTTTCAATATACAGGTCGTTTGTGGGACGAAATGAAGCCTAGTAGTGTTGATAGCACTGAAGAATAAGGGTAAACTTATCTTAATAAGATTAGGAGATTATTTTAATGGCCCCAATGTTAGCAACAGCCCTTATAGCCGGTGGAACAACTTTTGCATTAGCTAAATTATCCGGTGCGTCTACTGGGGATGCTTTAAAATCATCGTTTTTAACAGGTATCGGTTCATATGCAACGGGAGCCTTAGGTGCTGGTTTAAGTAAACAGGCTTCTGACATGGTGTTGACAGAAACAATCAAAGGTCAAGGCGGTAATCTTTTAAAAGAAGGGGTAAGCGCAGCAGCATATGGGTCAGGTGCTCCGATTAATATGGGCTTGGGTGTCTACGGTAGCGCACCTTTACAAGGATCAAGCTTTCTTTCTACAGCAGCAGGCAAAGCAGGTGATTATTTGTCAAAAGCAAGTACACAATTTGGTACTGGTGTTGCTTTTGGTTCACAAAAACTTCTTGCAGATATGAATAAACCTGGACCTCAAGTAAGTACAACAGATCCTTATAATCTAACTCCAGAAGACAGAAAAAAAATATACGATAAGCAATTTGCTAATTTAAGTGGCTTACGACAAACTTATGACTATTCTAATGACACACCTACTACACCAAGTTTTATGAATACCACTCCTACTTTTGTAAATACACAAAATATGTTTACTGCAAAAGAAGGTGCTTTTGTTGAAGGTATAGCACAATATGCGACAGGTGGAGTAAACTATCTACCCAGTAAAATAGAAAGAGATGAAAATGATGTAAATAATTATGTCAGAGCATCTGGATATGTCGAAGACGGATCTGGTGTTGGTGACAAAGATGAAGATACCATGTTAGCACAACTTGCCGATGGTGAGTTTGTGTCTCGTGCAGATGCCATCCTTGGAGCGGGCATCATGGCAGGTGCAAATCCTGAGGACTTTAAAGATATGCGTAAAAAGGGAGCTGCATTTTTTTACAATCAACAAGATCAACTAAAGAGGATATACGATCTGGTAAGCGCGTAAATGCAAACAAAATTTATTAAGTTTACAAAGTTTGAAGTAGAAAAAGTTTGGCCTTTAGCAAAAGATTTAGTCCAACTGGCTTGTGAGACAAACGGAGCGTTTGATGTAGATGACATCAAAGACATGTGCAAACAAGGAGCCATGCAACTCTGGTTGGTGATTGACGAAACCGATGAAGTTCTTGCAACCGTTGTAACTGAATTAAGAAGCTACCCTAATTATAGAGTTTGTGATGCACGAATCGTGACTGGCAAACAAATGAAAAGGTGGCATCACCATGTAGAAGATTTAGAAGCATGGGCTAAAGAACAAGGTTGTAAAAAAATGGAGTTATTTGCAAGACCAGGATGGGAAAAAATTATGAAACCAAAGGGATATGTGAAAACACATGTACAAATAGAGAAAGATTTATGAGAGCAGACATAAGAAAACTTAGTATAGAAGAAAAAATAGAGTTATTCAAAGAACTTTATTCTGATATTACAAATCACGGTAAAAACGGTGATGTGCATTTAGCGCATATTAATGAGTACGAAAGAAAATTACTTATTGCTCATGGTGGCTGTGGCACGGTAAACGATGAAACAGGTTTAACACAATACTTTGGTGGTGGTGGTAGCGGTGGATCAACACCTGCTGAAACACAAACAACCTTTAGCAGAGAAGCACCTGAAATTGAAGCGCGTAAGTTAGCGTTATATGATACAGCTGCTGAAGTTACCAATAGACCGATTAACATTCCTGAATATCAAGTTGCAGGACCCTCGGCTCTTGAACAACAAGCCTATCAAACTGCGACAACAGGCACTGGTACAGGTACAGCGGCTGTTAATCAAGGAATCGCTTCCGCATTGGGTGCACAAACCAAAGCTGCTGCATTACCGAATGTTGATGCTTTTTTAAACCCTTATAACCAATTTGTTATTGATGAAATTAATAGACAATCAGCTATGCAAGCAAATCAAATAGGAGCACAAGCTGCTCAGTCAGGCGCGTTTGGTGGTGGTCGTGAAGGTGTGCAACAAGCAGAACTCATGGGTGCAACACAACGTGCTGTTGGTCAAGCTCAAGCAGGAAATTATCAACAAGCCCTACAAGCTGCTCAGGCACAACAAGCTTTAGGAGTGCAAACTGATATGAATGTAGCCTCACAATTAGGTGCTTTTGGTGCACAACAACAAGCTATGCAAGCACAAGATTTACAAACACAGATGGCTGTAGGTCAATCACAAAGAAACTTGGCACAACAAGCTTTAGCAGCACAACGTCAAACTGATATAGCACGAGCTTATGAGCCCTATCAACGTTTAGAATTCCAAAAAGGTATTATGACAGCGCTGCCAACTGCGGCGAGTCAGGTGACATCATCCACGGCCCCTGGAACTAATCCATTAGCTCAAGCAACAGGTTTAGCTACTGCAGCTGGTAAAGCTTACAGTATATTTGGTGGCACAGGTATAGGAGGCGCGTAATGGCATTACCTCTTTTAGCATTGGGTATACTTTCAAGATTAGCTCCAGTAGCACGTACTGTTTACCAAGGTATTAGAGCAAATAAAGCTGTTAGAGCGACAGGAAAAGCAATCAGTAATCCATATGTTAATACCGGATTAACAGGTTTAGGAATTTATGATGCTGCTGAAAGAATCCCTGAGATGAAAGATAAGTTTAAACAAGGAGATATTCGTGGTGGAATTTCTGATGCAAGTATACTTGCCGCAGAGAGTTTTTTTCTACCAGCTGGTGTTAGAGAAGCAGGAAAAGCGGTAAAAGGTCTTGGTAGTTTAAAAGGTAAACAAATACTAGATAATACAGCTGACAAAATAGCTAAAGTTACTAGAGAAGGCACCGGCACAAAAACAAAAGCTGCAGGGGTTACAACAGGCATACTTCAAGAGGAAATCCCAAACATAATAGATGCTGATTCAGAGCCAAATCCTGATTTAAGAGATGGAAATGTAAAAAAAGAAGATACAGGTTTTAAATTTCCTAGTATTAATTTAATAAGTTCAGCAGAAGCTTCTGATGATGCGATGATAAAAGCTGCAATTGATGCAGATAAAGATGTTAATACGCCAAAACTTGATCAACAAGTAAAACCTAATGTTGTAAATCAAGATCTTATACCCGATGTGGATATGAGCGATTTTAAAAAAGGTACTGCTGGTGATGCGGGACCAACAGGCACTGATGCTGAATCTATGAATATGGATTTAGCAAAACTTACTGATGATAAAGATGATTCTCCAGCAACGGAATATATAGCACCTGAAAATGATCGTGAAGTAGTTAAAGCTGAAGTAGATGAAGCTTTATATAGCAACAGTCTAGCTTTAGCGTCTGTAAGGGACACTATGAAAAAAATGCCCCCAAGTAATTTTCATGCTATAAAAAGTACAATCGATAAAAATTTTGATGCTACAGAAGAAAAAATAGCACAGATGAAAGAAAGACTTGATGAAACACAAATTAAAACATACGAAGAATTTAAAAATCAATTTAAAGAGATGTCAGGCTACGATGGTAATCAAAAACAATTAGATTATATTATTTTAAAAATGGGCTTAGATATGTTGTCTGGAAGATCTTATGAACAAGGGCTGTCTGGATTTTTAGATATATTAGGAAGAGCCGGAGGCACAGCTGTAGACTCAGCCATGGAAATTTTAGAAAGCGAAAAAGCATTAAATGAAGGCTTAGCATTAAAGTACATGGAATATGAGCAAGACATGGATAAATATTTATTAGCAGAAGATAAAGAAATTTTAAACGCACAAATTGGAAACTTACAAAACAAAAACACAAGCACATTAGAAGCATACAAAACAATGTATGATGCGGAATTTGCTTTAGATGAAGCATATTATAAAATGTTATTAAATAAACAAGAATCAGAAACTGGTGTTGATTTAGGTTTACTTGATAAGACTTTAAATGTTCAAGTTAGAAATGATAGTTTTTACAGAGGAGTGCAAAACTTTGTCGGTAAAAGACAAAAAGGCACTGGCATTTTATTTGTAGAGCATAAAGGTCAATTTGTTCCATTTAATAATTTATTTGGTAAAGATATTTCCTACGAAGAATTTGATATTGATAAAAATGCTAGAACAAAAGCGCAAACCAAAATAGATTACGCATATGCGGGTATTGAATTGACTCAAGATTTTGCTGCATTAAGTCAAAATCTAAAAAGTGGACCTCAAACAGCTATAGCAAAAGGTATAAGTGGTGGTGTTGGTGTTGAACTAGCTATTAAAAGCATATTGGGGGTAGATCTTACTGAAAAAGAAAAGGCAGGAAAAGGCACTTCTTACGCACAAAATTTACAAAAATTAATGAGTAACGATATTTATTATGGAGCAGATATTGAGGAACTTCTTGTTGAAAATGCTAAGCCTGAAGAAAAAGATGCTATTTTAGCGGATTATCGTAAAGCGATAAGTAAAGCCAGACAAGCAAAAGGTGGTTCATTCGTTGCTAATTTATACGCCTCAGTTTATGGTGGAGATAAAAAAGACGCAGATTATGATGAAAAAATAGCTAGAGTAAAAGATGCTCTCTCTAGATATGAAATAATTCAAGTTAAAATGAAATATATTATTGCTAACGCTAACAAAGCTGAAGATAGATTAACACAAAAAGATATTGAAGAAGCGGGTAAACTAACTGAAATTTCAAAACTTTTCGAAGATCCAACTTTAATTGAAAGAAAATATAAACAATTAGGGCTTGAATTAAATCAGAAATTTAACAATGCAATGGATGTTTTACTAGAAAACGGCACTGGTGATCAAATTGCAAAATTTGTAGCAAGATATCCAAAAGCTAGATCAATTATAAAATATAAACTTAAAATAAAAAAGTTGAAAAAACAAGAAAAAACCAATGATCCAAATATATCGTTAGATGTTCTTAAATCAATTACAGGGTTATAATATGAGCGAACAACAAGAATTAGCAAGAATACAAAAATTATTAGACAATAAAGAGTTAAACCCTAATACATTAAATCAACAACAGGTTGAGGTATTGGACTCGTATTTTAGAAGTGGCAAGCTTAAAGGCTATAATAATGTTATGGGTATCGCTCAAGAAAGAGATACAGCAAAAGAGGAAATTATTACAGCTGCTGAACAACAAAGAAACCCAAGTGGTTCATCAAATTTTGGTTATGTAATTACAGGTGATTTATTAGGAACCGCTACAGTCTATACCATGGACCGTAAAAAATTAATTGCAGCAGCAAATAACGCAAAAGAAGCAGATAATTTTAAAGTTTCTCAGTCTAAATTTGGTAGGGTTTTAAGTAACATTACTGAAAAAACTATTGGTAAAAGATTTAAACCACTCAGAAAATTATTTAAAAATACTGCCGATTTTTTTTCAACAAATGCAGACAAGGTAAGAAGGTTTACTTTTAGTCAAGCTGGTGCTACTGAAGCAAAAGCGATAGCCGTTAGTTCATTAGGAGCTGGTGGTGGTGCCGCAGTATACGAGTACGAACAGTATGCAAAAGGTTTAGCATCAAATGTTTTATATGACTTAGGTGACATATCTGATAGAGAAATTGATAAAATGAGCCCTTTAGAAAGAGGTCAGACAGCTGTATTAGCAGAAATGACCAATGCGCTAATATGGAATACAGCCGGTACTGGTTTAAGTCCAATTGTGGGTAAAATGTTAAAAGCTACAGGACGAACTGTTTTTGGGTTAAGAGGCGCAGAGACAAAAGCGGCAGCTAAAGAAGCCAATGAATTAGGTCTACCTTTAAACGCTGTTGAATTAACAGGTAATAAAAATGGTGCGTTTGCTAAATTAACAAACAGTTACCCAAAAGTCATAGGGCAAATACCTATTATAAGTTCTTCTATTGCTAAACAACGTGCCATACAAGCAACAGCTATGACAGAACAAGTTTTTAAAAATTTAACAAGAGATTTTGGGCCAATATTTCATACTCATCTTTTTGGAAAAGAAATTTATCCAACTATTAAAAAAAATCACGCTTTATTTAGAAACACTATAAATGCTAACTATGAACAATTACTTAGAAAAAGCGACATGATGGGTAACCCAGCAATAATACCAACGGATAGTGTAAGAAAAGTAGTTAAAGATATTTTAGATAAAAGAGAATCAATGAAACTTCCAGGTGTAGATAAATCTGATAGTGACGATGTTATTTTAAAATTATTCAATCAATTAGACAGTCTTGGAAGTTATCAAAAAGAACTAGCATACATAACACCTAGACAATATTTAGGTTTTCAAGAAGATTTACATGGAATAATTGGTTTGTCGGCTCAACTTAGTAAAAATAATAAATTAGTAGCATATTTACCTGCTTTAAGAAAAGCCATGGAAGAAGATTTTGGAAGAGTAGCAAACAAAAACTATTCACAAGAATTTATGACTAAAAATAAAAAACTAAATGATGATTTTTTAGCAATTAAACAAGCGGAAGGTGATGCTGCTGCTCAAAAGTTTTTAGAAAAAACTCAAACACAGTTAACAGAATTTGGTGGAGATTTAGCAAAAGCTAATAAATTTTTTGCAGATGTTATTGGAAATTTAGAAGGCGTGTCAGGATTAAAAACTGCATTAAGAATGTACGATAGTGAACTTTTAAGTTTAAATTCTCTCGCTGGTCTTATTGGAGACGAATCTCAAGTTTTAAGTAAAATGTTCAATGACATTTCTAACAGAGTGGTAAAAAATGGTTCTGTGGAAGAAGTATTAGAGTTTAAATTTTTATTAGGTTTAGATGATAAATTAGCACAAGGACAAAAATTTATTAAAACAGGGTTTAAAGATTTAGCGGGAAAAACTGTTAGAGAAAAAGGTGGTCAAAAATTTACCGCTGCTGGTTTAAAAGAAGGAGCTGAAGAAATCGTAGGAGAGTCCGATACTTTATTTAAAAGGTTTACTGGTAGAGCAGTCACTGATGCTTTTATAAATTCTTTTGAAAGAGTGAACAGAGACAAGTTTAGTGTTTTAAAATCAAAGCTAAGTATAAATCAAATTACAGAAGAAAACAGAGATCAAATGATTAAAAAAGTTTATGATAATGATTTTATAGATAAACATTTACCCACTGTTCCAGGAACTTCAGCTTTTGGGCCAACACAAAAAAAAGCCTTAAAAGTAGGACAGGCTTTTGATCAAGCGGGTGGAGAAGCTGCGGAAAACTTAATGATAAAAGATGCTTCAGCTGCTAGAACTGGTGTTTTTAATTATCAAGCTTTTGATGATGCCTTAGGTTTCAGTCAACCTGGTGCAAAAGACAGATTTATTGAATTGTTTGGAGGTGGTGCAAAAGGTAGAGCACATTATAGAGATTTTGATGGTGTTATGAGAGCATTGCAAGCCAAAGGTGAAGCCTCTTACGGTGATATTAGTACCTTCTTACAAAGAAGATTACAATTAGGTGGTGTAACTGCTATTACTGGTGGCGGTATGTTAGCTGGTGGTTTTGGAGCTATGAGTTTACCTGTTGCAGCAGGTCTTTTATTTGGCGCAGTGCTTATCGGTAGAGCTGTCATGAGTCCAAAAATTGCTAGTAGTTTATTAGAGGTCTTGACACCCGCTCAAAAAGCAGCAGCAATAGCTAACAAAAATAAAATGAATATTCCTTTTGGAATAACTTTTGGTATGACCACACCTAAAAAACGACAAGCTTTAATTAGTCTGGTAAATCAAATATCAAACGATGATCCTACTGCATTTGAGGGAAAGTATGTGCCTGAAGTAACCGAAGAAATGGTTATAAATTACTTAACCAGCGGTAAAATGATTGTGCCAAACACTGATAATGTAAAACCGTCTGACATAAATTCAAAATATAGAGAAAGTTTTATGCCAAAAACAACTGCTTTTCAAAAAGCACCTATTGAAGAAAAAAATAATCTAGCAGGGTTACATCAAGGTATCAAAGACGGTGTAGAAAGAACATACGCAAATAGATCTTTATTAGAACAACAAGAAGTTAATGCAGCAAAAGAAAGAGGTGAAGTCATTCCAGAACAAGTAGCTGAAACTTCTGAAATTAATCCAGTGCAAATTGGAAATAACGAGCCACAGACAATAGCACCTCAAGCTCAAGCTCAAACAAGACCACCAGAAGTACCTACTTTAAACTATCAAAGTATCTTTCCAAACGATCCACTTGGAGAAATGATAGCTAGAAGAAACGAATTACGAAATAGGCAGACTTAAATGAATATTGAACCTAAAAACATTATATATATTATTTCACCTTTTGTTTTAATAGGTATAGCTTGGGGCACATCTACAGCAACAATAAATGATTTAAAAAAAGAACAAGAATTAATTAAAGCTAAAGTAGATAAAGTTCAAGTAATGGAAGTAGAAATTAGATACATCAAGGATCAAGTAAATAAAAACTCTAATAAACTTGATACAATTTTAGAGAAAATGAAATAATGAAGCGCTTATTGTTCATAGCCCTAATGGTGGTAATATTTACACATGCTACAACTATTCATGCGGCCGACTCAAATATCTATTACAAAGACCAGCCTCCAGCAACAGCTATCTCACCTTCAATCTCTATTGGTGGTGGTTCTGATGTATGTGTGGTGGTAAGATCAGGCGCAATCGGCACAGGTATTTTTAATGCATCGGCTGGTATTCACGTCGTGGACAAAACATGTGAGAGGATAAAGCTCAGTAGGGCTCTCGCACAGATTGGATTACGTGTGAGCGCAACCAGTATTTTGTGTCAGGACCCACGGGTCTGGCAGGCAATGTGGGATTCTAACTCTCCTTGCCCAATAGATGGTAAGATAGGTGAGGAAGCAAAACAAATATACATCGAAAGAGGGATGGTGATATTAGATGAAAACAATAATATTGTGGGCACTCCTGGTGTCATGCACATCAATATTAGTAAGCCACGCCGAGACAACCTCGGACAACCTACTCAATAACCCAAACTTTACCACTGATACTAGTGGTTGGGAACTCTCGGACAATAACCAAGATAAGGTTAAAAGAGACCCTGCGACTTATTCTGATTCAGCGTCTAAAAGTGTAAGGTTTAGATATCAAGGTGGTAATATTAGTCAAGATGTAGATATATCAGGCGTGTCTGAGAATCATTTAATAAAGGAAATTAATATAAATTTTGACTCTATAGGCTGTGGTAATAGTGGCAGTCAATGGTGTAATGCTGGAGCTGATGACACAGTGGTGTCAACCATTACCTTATCAACTGAATCAACATCAGAGGTGTTATCAGAAACTACAGCTGTGCCATATGAAGATGGATGGGAAAGT